GCGCGGAGAGCGGCGATGGCGGCGTCAAGGTGCGGCACCGGGCCGTCCTGCCACTCGCGCTCAATGCCCAACGCCTCCAGCGCCTGCTTCATGACCTCGATGCTCATTTCTCACCTCGTGCTCGGATTGCTTCAGCAAACATCACGCCGTAAAACGGCTCGGTTTCCAAACACAACTGAGCACACGCCTCACGCTCGGCAGCTGCAGCACGCTCTACAACGCGCATCAGAAAAGCCATATCTTTTTCTGGCGTCTCTGATAGCTCCCAAAACGCTCCGGCCTCAGCAGCGATCTTTAAGATCTCGTTTTTGTTCATCGCTCCAACCTCCCGTTCGGGTCGCCTTCACCGTCGACCGATAACATTTCAGCGGGCACCTCGTAGGTGCTCCACCGGTGCCCACACTCCACGCAATCTCTCAGTCGCCACTTCCAGCCAAATCGAGTGTCACGTCGTGACTCTTTGACCTGCGACTTCCAGCTTCCGCAGTTGCTGCATACACTCATTTGAACCACCCCTTGATGCGTTGCCACAGCGTGGGCTTGGGCGGCTCGATCTCAATGATGGCCCCGGGGATCGGTGCGCCTTCGGCTTTGACCGGTGCAGGATCAAATCGAAATGTGGGCGGGACCTCGGCTATGGGCGGCGCAGAAGCGATACCAGTTCCTATGCCTTCGTTTGGCATGGGCGTGGACGGGGCAAGAGATCCCAGTCCTTCTTTCACCTTGATCTTGTAGCGCACGTTGTAGACGTGCTGCGGTTTACAACGCAGCTTGGCGACGATTGTTTTTGTGTCGTGGCCTTCTTCGATCATGCGGCGGATCTTGGCTGTACGACTGCGAGTGCGTGGCATGGTTCTTTCCTTCAAGAGTTAGCAATGTCTGAGTTGTATACCCAGTACACGTTGGTAGAAATCCGACGACCGATCCCCTCGACAATGTTCGTCGGAGGTTTGGGCGGCATCATGTTCAAAACAGCAAGGCGTTCTTTGACCCAGTTGGGTAGATCGTCTACACGATCATAGTGACCTTCCAACTTAGAGTCAATACTGCTAAGTCCAAAACAGACAACATCGACACCATCAGGAAAGATACTCACCCGATAGACGCGATCATCATCAATCATCGTCAAAACTTCTTTACCTGCGGATGCAAGGTTCGTATCGAACTGCATCACGTAGTGCAGGATGACTGCTCGGGCTGACGGCCCGCTCTGTCCTGTGACAATCTCCCGTACTGCCTTGTCAGGGGTCTGCGCCGGAGGAAGTGTGATTGTGTTCATCGCAGCACCCAGAACGCATTGTCAGCTACCCGCATGCCCACGTCCTCAATGAGCGTGCCCTTGTCCACCATAGACAGCGCAGCGATCTTGCCAAACAACTCCGGGTGCTCGGCGTCCAGCTCGTCCATCGCGTATGTCCTCGTACCGGCGCTGCGGACAACATCGGTCAGCGACGTGCGCTTGATGTCGTATATCGACAGCACGTCAAACACTTGTGCCGCGTTACTCTCCCGCACCGTGACATACCACCCGTGGTGCTGCTTAGCTGCCATCGCCGTGCGTGCAGCTTGCGCCTCGATCAGACTCATCACGGTGTTGTGGAATGACGCATCGGTGAACGTGTACCCGCTCTGGATCAGCGCGGTCAGCTCGCTTGTGAGCGCACTGTGGTGCCACACCGAGGACAGACTCTTGTTGAACATGTTGTGCGGCACCGAGATCTGATGGTCCACCGCATACCTGAAGTCGTCATACGTCAACCCCGCACGCTCGGCCAACGTGTATGGCTTCATGTACTTCTGCACGTTCTTGACCGCCCGAGGGAGGTGCTCGGTCGTCGCCATGTGGTACTGCCTGCGCCCCTTGTCGTACTTCTCATTTCTGATAAGACGTGAGTACACACCAAACGTGGGTTTTGCAGACGGCCCGACGTTGTAATCGGCGTAGCCCAGCCGCATCACAGCGTAATCGTCCCCATCAAAGTACGCCCACATCTCGTTGAACACAATCGTCGAGCCCGAGCCGTCGCTCGCCTCCTTGTAGTCATACCCAGTGGCACTGCTGTGCACGCCAAACTTTATTTTCCGATGGTAGCGCCGCACCTCAGTACAGAAGTGCGCTAGTTCCCGTATCACGTACACACCGTCAAGCACTGCTGCCGACGGGATGTGTTCATACCGCGCAGCTATACCCGCTTGGTTTTCGATAGCACCTTTCGTGCTGTCAACAATCTCATCGACGCTTTTATGTCCGTATGCCATGTTGGTTCTCCAGTTGTGTTATCTCAATCGTTCAAGTCATTCACGTGCACTGCTTTCCCACAGTCAGGGTGAGCGTGTTTGTTATCGACGATGCACCAGAGCACGGGCATGGACCATGAGCCCCAGTCCCCACCCAGATGACCATCTGTCAGCACCACCGCTGCCTGCGCCTTGATGCCATGCTCGGTGATATATCTGGGTACGCAGGACACACGGGTGCCACCACCCCCCGCAGGCTTGGTGCTTGCGGCCAAGTTCTCGATCTCTGCATCCACATACTTCTCGTCGGCACACACCTCGGTGTCCCAGTAGAGGAGCCGGATCGCATCAGGCTTGACGGTTGCACAGATACCCTGCACCTCGCCCAAGAACCGGGACAGCTCACGGCTACCGATGGAGCCCGACGTGTCGATGGCAATCACCAGCTCGCCCACCTTCTCACTCACGCCGGATGGCATGTATATTCCCGCACCGATGAACCGACGGTTGGGTCGTTTCCACGTGGAGTAATCGTTACCTGCGCAGGTTGCCGTGACAAACTCACGCAGCGCCTCACGCCAATCGACCTTGGGGTTGAGGAGTGCCTCAATGTCACGATCCCCACCGGTGCCAAGTTTTCCTGCGATCAACGCACCCTGCCGGATGGCTTCGTCAATGTCACGCTCAAGGGTCTTGCGCTCCTCGTCGCTCATCTCCTCGGCACCCTCCCAGTCGTGCGAGTCGAGCCCGTTGTCGCCACTCTCACCGCCCCCGCCACCATCATCGTCGTCGTTCTCATCCTTCAGGATCTTGTAGACCTGTGCAGCGTTCATGCCACGGAACCGCTCGTCGATCAGACCCACAGGCTTGCCGTTACGCATGGGCATCCGAGCGAACCCGTCCTTGTTGTCATCCACCAGCTTGATGTTGATCACGTAGTCGCATGCCATGTTCGCAAGGCGCGGGTTCTCGTCGTACAGATGACGCCACGTGGTGAGGTGCCTGTACAACTTGTGATAGCACTCGTGCAGCACGACGAACCGCAGCTCGGCATCCCCAAACTCATCGACGAACGCACGTCCATACATCTCGTCACGCCCGTTAGTGCAGGCGGTCGGCACCGTCTCACTCACCTCACGCTTACCCACCATGAGCACGCCTGCGAGTGCCACGTACTTCAGATTACCCATGATGTCCACGACACCCTTGGTCAGCCGCTGCTCAGCGGTCAGTTGTTTACCGATCATCAGCATGTTGTTCTCCTTACTTCTTGTCCGCTGCGAACATGAAGTTGTTAGCCAGCGCCCAGTCACGGAACGATTTGTTCTGCATCACCACCGCTTGCCGGTCGTACTTGCTGTTACGCACGCCGTTGGCGAACAGACCTTGTGCCTCCTTGTCCAGCCGCTGCATGTAGTCCATCCACGCAGTAACCCACCCGGCCTCGATCACAGCCAGCGTGCGGTAGACCACCATACACACCGCAGCATCCGACTCGGGCACCTTGGCTTGCATCGGATCTTTCTTGATGGACTCCAGCGAGGGCAACTGATCAGCGAGCTTGACGAACGCCATCAGGTCCATCGCACCGCGCTCACCGATGGTGCCTATCAACAACGCAGTGAGCGTCTGGTCATCCATGTCTGCCCGCACCTTCAGCCAGTCAGACGCAGCTTCAAGTGACCGGGGTGTGACAAACGATGTTCGCGCAGACTTGGGATGGAAGATGTACGGATTGTTCTCCGGGTCTTTCACGTCCTCGAACGATGCGAACAACTGCGGGTTGTCCTTACACCAACCAAGCAGCGTGTGATCGACGCCGTGGTTGATACCCCACTCGATCCACTCCATGTTCGTAGACTTACGCACCGTCACGATTGAGATCCGGTTGCGTGCATGAGGTGGCAGGATGTCACCTACCCCCTCGGCCCCGAGGTTAGTTGTCGCAAAGATGATCGAGTCAGGGTGCTTCTCGTATGCTGCGATCTTGCCCTCCAGCATGATGCGCAGCATCGCGTTCTTTACTGACGGATTAGCTTTACCATACTCGTCGATCATCAGGATGATCGGTTTCTTCAGGTGCAGGCCCAGCTCCTCGTTAGGCACCAGCCGCACGCACCCCTCCTCGTCGATTGTCAACAACTGGGGGATCATGATGTCACCGAGATCTTTAGTTGTGCAGTCGAAGTAACACGGTGTGTGCGTGGGGAACCGCTTGGCAAGCGCCTTGAGAAGTGAGGACTTGCCCGTGCCCATGTGACCTTGCACGAGGATTGTCCGCTTGTTACCCCCCGTGGCGATGGCTTGCTCGATCTGGTCGAGCGACAGGGCATACAGTGTTGTTGCAGTAGTCATGGTTTACTCCGTGGGTTGTGTTATGTGTTGTTAGTCGGCGGGCTAACTAGAACCCCAGCCCGGGCAGGTTGTCGATAATCTTCTTCACGGCGTCGACCTGCCGTTTAGTCTCGGCACGCAGGTGTGCATCGTCACGCAGCGCATCCGGCGTAATCCCCTGCATCGCAGCATCCAGCCTGCGGTGTGCGTCGACCATCGCCGGGTCGTTTGTCACGTTGCACGCTTCCAGCAGGTTGATGATCTCCTGCACGTTAGTGACCAGCGAGTCACGAAACACCTTCTTCGTAGCGTCGTCGGCGTAGTCGAGCCGCTCGGACATCTTGGACAACGCATCGTATGCACGCCGCCAGATGTCGCCCATGGCATCCTTCAACTGCTCACTGTAGAAGTGCTCATACTGCGTACGCATTGACGCCATCGCCTCATTGTTGATGTCGAGTCGCCAGTCACCCGCATCAGGCAGCGGCATGGCTGCGAACCGGAACTTGAACTTATCTGCTACCGCATCCCTCGTCGGATACTCGTCGGCGTTGAACAGCGTGCCAAGTTTTAGCTGCGCGTTCTGAATCTCCCAGTCGTAGGCACTGAGGAACTGCTCGGTCAGCCGGTGGAACTCGGCTTGCAGATCAGTCATCACCGTCTCGTACCCGTCACGCTGAGATGTTCCTACGTACATCACCGTCGTGCACAACCGCAGCCCGAGGTCCGACCACGGCATCGTCATCGCATAGTGTGTGTTCCGAGCGTTCGCTGCGAACTTCTGGATTGCTTCCAGCTCGGCACAGTCACCGAGCAGTCGCTTGGTCACGGCAGCCACACCCTTGGCTGCGTTGTTCTGTGCAGTGACATCGTTACTTGCACGCTTGTCCAACTTACGGCCCGTCCACGTGCTGATTGAGAGGTCGATGAGCACCGCAGAGGATGCGATGCTGGGCGCTGAGATATTGGCAGGGTGATTCATGCTTAGCTCCTTGGATTGTTAGTCGGTCGACTAACAGGGTTCAGGGTTTGAACTACTTCACTCACTACAAACTACATTATAGCATTATCTGACACTAAAGTCAAGTGTTTGCTACTTATTGACACGCTCATTTCATTCCTCCATCGCTTCACGAACATCTTCAAACATCTGATCGATATGCGGGTCGTCGTCGAGGTAGAACCCCTCCAACGTCCAGCGCATCCCGCTGTAACCCGCAGCCAGCCCGTACTCGCGCTCGCCTTTGTGGTACACCTCGTGGGCTGCGTCCCGGTTGCTGAAGTAGGCTTGGAAAATTATTTCGTTTTCGCCCTCGTAGTTGATAAGGGTTCCGCACACACGCCATACGCTTTTGTTCATTTCAGTTCCTCCGGTACTTCCACCTCGTCCCCGAGGCGTGATGCTACGTAGCAGCGCATGGCTGCGATGAGTGGTGTGGGTCCAAACGCCTGCCGACCATCCTTCCACCACGACGCCATCCAATCCTTCTGTTGGTAATGCCACACGCCGATCCTCTCCCGCTCAATGATCGGCCCGCCTTGCGCCCAGTTGGTTGTTGGGTTGAAGCGCCCGCCCATTGACATCAGCAAGCATTGAGTTATTCCGTCGTCAATGTACTCAACGGACACCCCCTCACACTTCGCCACCGCCCAGTCGAAGGCGGCACCAGTCAATTCAGATGTTTTCATTTCATTCCCTTATGTAATCTGAAGTTGTCCAATAATCATCGAGCGCGGGTTGCATACCCACACCCTCTGGTCCCTGCCATACCCACACAATGTCGCAGTCAGGATAAGCATTCATACATTGTTCCTCTGCGTGGTCGGTATCCTCGGCGTAACACTGGAACCCGAACGGTGGGTCAAGAGGCGTGAGGATGCTTTCGATCCGGTACAGCACAACGTAGTTGTTCATTTCAGTTCTCCTTCGTGAATAACTGCGCTCACTTCGATCTGTCCGGCTTGCATACGCTCGGTTACGCACAGCACCGACCCGTCGGTGAAGTACAGCGTGATGCCTCCGTCGTAGTCATCGACGTACTCGATAGCGGCAACGGTCTTGCCGACAAGCCCTTGGAACAGCGGGTTGCTCTCGTGCATTTCCTTCGGCTTCATTTCAGTTCTCCTTTCTCCAAGTACAACGCAGAGTTCCAATACTCGTTTGTATCTTCTGGTGCCCCGTTTTTTTCTCGGATGTAAGCCTCGGCTTTCTCCTTGTCGGTGAACACCATTCCCGTAACATGCCCGTCGTAGTGCGGGTCATCGCATGGTCTGCACACAATCCAAACTTTCATTTCAGTTCTCCTGCACCGGGGTGCGTTAAGTGCGTTTTGGATTCAGTTGTTTGAGCAGGGATGGGTCAGTGAACAACATGTAATTGGACTTGTTGAGTGGGGCGATGGTGTGGTGCACCCGGCGGGCTGCGGCTTCGCCGCATGACAAGCAGGTGCGATAGCCGAGTCGGGTGCGAGCAGGGGGGATGCGCTCGGCGTAGCACGAGGTGCAGATGAGCAGGTGGCTGTGGTGCTCGGTCATGGGTTACTCCGTGGTGGGGGGTTGGTTGGTGGCAGATTGCCAGTACGGGTCATCGCCCAGACTGGGGGACTCGGTTGAGTTCCGAGCGTCGGCACGGCGTTCTTCGAACACAGAGGCGATGGAGTGCAAGCGTTTCCACGCGTCGTCGAATGAGCACCGGACTTCGGGTTGGAACTTACGGGTGTCGCGGTTGGGGTTGGTGGTGTAGAACAACTGCTCGTAGTCGGCGTCGGTCCAGCACTCGACCATGGTGTCGTAGCCCTTCTCATAGTTGGCGAGGCAGTAGGCTTTCATCTTCTGGATTTCGGCAAGCATGGACTTGATATTTTCAGACATGGTTGGCTCCTGTGGATGCACCGGGGTTTGGGGTTGGGTTGTTAGCCCGTCGGCTAACAATGTTCTAATGTTCATTTGTTCCAATGTTCTTTAGTTCTATTGTTCCAATGTTCTTTTGTTCTACTGTACGATTTACTTGCATTTGATCTGTTCGAATTCCCACTACACCCATATTATACCATTTTTGCCTATCTAAGTCAAGTATTTTGTGGTTAAGCGTGGTGGGTGGTGAAGGAAGGTGTGTAAGCACGGTGAAAGGTAAATGTTCTTGAAATGTTCTTTTTAAGTGCTTGATGTTCCACGATGTTCTCGTTGAGGCCAGAAAAAAGTTATACCCTACCCCCCACGTTAAAAATCAAATGGCTAACGTGTTACCACGTGATTTTTTCGGAAACTTTTTTGGCGTGGGACACTTTTCTGGTAAAAACGAACATTTGAACTACTGTTAAGATATATAATAAAATACTACGATTTCATAGGCATAATCTGTAAGAATTAGGCGGTGCTTACACACAAACCGAGCTAAATCATAATGTTCCACAGCACGAGAACATTATAGGAACATTATGCCTTTTTTAGAACATTATAGGCCTCAAAAAACGAACATTTGCACACCATAACAGCGAGTTTGTGTGATGTAAAAGAACATTCTAAAACTGGGTCAAAGTACATTCGTACAATATGTTGACGGAACATTAGAACAAAGCAGTTTCCGAACATTAGAACATCCGCCACGCCGCTTTTAGGAACTGGTATCTTTGTTAGTCGGCGGGCTAACACGCCCCAAAATGGGGCGCCCCGCTGCCGCGTCCCGGCCCCCGTGCAACTTCGCATCGTGCGCCGCGCCGCTTATGGGAACTGGTATCGGTGCTAGTCGGTGGGCTAACAAGCTAGTGTGCGCCGCGCCACGCGACGTAAAAGAACTTCTGCCGGGTGCTCATGTGCGGCCCGCCGCGCCGCTTATTGGAACTGGTATCAATGGACAAAAAAATACCCCGACCCAAAGGCCGGGGTGCAAGGTTAGATGACGAAAGCCAGAACAAGTAACAGCCAGAGGATCACGGCCCAGAACAACGCAAGCGATACGATCTTGATCATGGTGCACTCCAAAAAAGAGCCCCCCTTGCGGGGGGCCGGTTGGTTACTTAATCAGGGCAGACGCAGCACGCAGATGCTGAAGCATCTGAGTCGCGCTGAAGGTGACTGCTTCCGCTTTCTCAACTTTCTCAATCCAGCGGGTCAGGTCACGTTTCAGCCGTGTCCCCATATCAGCGACCTTGCGAGCCCCGCGCTCATCGTCGGTCATCTGTTCCTCTTGCTCAGCCTTGCGGACGTGCTGGATCACTTTGCCGAGCCGTGATCCAACTTGCTGGATCACCCAACGCTTGGTGACCTTTTCCTCATCGCTCAGCGCAGTGGCAGGCTTTGCTGCGATGCTTTGCTCAGCCTTGCTGAAGGACAGAAGAACAACCTCACGCTTGAAAGCGTCTCGAAACTCTTTGTCACTTTCGAGTTTCTCGACCGTGACCCCTTCAGCGCGGAGCATGTCCGCAGCCTTGACCCAGCGTTTCGCGACACCGGCCTCAGCTTTGAGGGTTTCAACAACAACGCTGATCGTGTCAGCGGAAAGTGCGATTGAAGCCATGGCTTCATCTCCAGTGGACAGTGGCCGCGAAGTGCAACCTTGAACTGCCACGGAAACAATTATACACGAAACGGCGCGATCTGAAAGGGTTTGCCATGATATGTTAGGCGATGGACTAACACGCCGACCCACCCGTACCCGACCCCCCGCGCTAACTTTGGGACTCCGTGGCCTGCTGTTAGCCTGCTATTCCGCTCAAACGTTTTCCACTCCCACAAATACGGCCCCCCTTGTGCCTACCGGCACCCCCCCGGTGCTTAAAAAACACCCCACCCCCAAAAATTTTTTTGTGTGTTCTATAAAAATTTACCTATAACTTCTTACCCTACGTAATCGCCGCCCCGGGCTGTCCAGTTGTTTGACATCTGTTGACGGTGCAAACTACACTGCGTAAATCAGTCAACTATGACTTGCGACACAGAATGACAATTGAACTCACCCCCGAGTTGGGCATTGAGTTAACGCCTGACATCTCGTACGTAGATTTGCTGGAGCGGGCCAAAGCCGCCTGTGAGTCCATTGCCTTGCTGGAAAAGCATGGTCTGGACACCACAATGACGCAGGAAGATCAGGAGGCGGCAGCAAAACTGACCGCTGCCTACGCCGAAGACCCCGAGCGGGCGTCTCGACTTACCAACCATGTCCGTGCGGCTGCACTCACCCCTGCGTCATTGGTCGCGGTGCGTGATTATTTGGATGAATACGGGCGTGCAGTGGTCACTCACGCACTTGAAGTGCGCTATTTGGTGACAAACCGCCTGTTGGAAGAGTCCCGCAACCCCGATCCCCGCATAAGAATCCGTGCGTTGGAGCTTTTGGGCAAGCATTCAGATGTTGGGTTGTTCACAGATCGGTCGGAAGTGACTGTTACCCACCAAACAACGGACGAATTGAAGGAAAAACTCCGTGCAAAACTGCGAAAACTCATGCAACGGGGCGATCCTGACGTGATCGACGTGCCTACTGAGGTAAAAATGGGTGGGGAAGTCATAAATGTTGATGCAGAACTCGGGCTTACCCCTATTTCCGAGGCTTCTTCGCCTGAAATTGACTCATGACGCTTGTATCGGCCCCTGTTGAGGATGATTTTGACTTCACGGAGGAAGAAGTTCAGCTATTGCTGGACAATTTGGACTCATACAGCCCAGAAGAACAGGCAGAAATTGAAAAAATCGCGGATGTGTTGGCTGATCGCAAGCATGCGAGTGCCTGTGTTAACGATTTGATTGAGTTTTGCAAGCACATGCAGCCCGATTACAAGGTGGGTAAGCATCATCGGGTGCTTGCAAACCTGTTGATGGACATCGCCAAGGGCGACAAAGACCGAGTGTGCGTAAACATGCCACCACGGCATGGTAAATCGCAGTTGGTTAGTATTTACTTCCCAGCATGGTTCCTAGGAAAATATCCTGCGAAGAAGGTGTTGATGGTGTCCCACACCACGGATCTTGCCGTGGACTTTGGTCGCAAGGTGCGAAACATCATTGACTCGGATGAGTACCGCCAAATCTTCCCCAACGTAGGGCTTGCTGCCGATTCAAAGTCAGCCGGTCGTTGGAACACTGCCATGGGCGGCGAATACTTTGCCTGCGGTGTGGGCTCCGCGCTTGCGGGGCGCGGTGCAGATCTGCTGCTGGTTGACGACCCCCACAATGAACAGGACATCATCAACGGGAATTTTGATGTCTTTGACAAAGCCTATGAGTGGTTTACCTACGGTGCACGGACCCGGTTGATGCCGGGGGGCCGCGTGGCAATCATCCAGACTCGATGGCATCAGGACGACCTGACCGGGCGGGTTACGCGGGATATGGGTCAGAATGAACAGGCTGACCAGTACGAGGTGGTCGAGTTCCCTGCAATCTTGACGGTGGGCGATCCACCGGTCGAGAAGCCTCTATGGCCGGAGTTCTTTGATCTCGCTGCGCTCTACCGCACCAAAGCGTCAATGCCGGTGTTTCAGTGGAACGCTCAGTTTCAGCAAAACCCTACCGCCGAGGAAGCCTCGGTTATCAAGCGCGAGTGGTGGAACATTTGGGAAAAAGAAGATCCGCCCAAGTGCGAGTACATCATCATGACGCTGGACACCGCTGCGGAGACCCACAACCGTGCGGACTTTACCGCTATCACGACGTGGGGCGTGTGGTTCAACGACATCCCAGACACGCCGGGTACCAACACATACAACATCATCCTGCTGAACGCCATCAAAAAGCGTGTGGAGTTTCCTGAACTGAAAGAACTCGCACGGAAAGAGCATGACTACTGGGAGCCCGATGCGTTCATCGTGGAGAAGAAGTCGTCAGGCACTCAGTTGTACCAAGAGATCCGGCGGACGGGGGTGCCCGTCCAAGAATTTACGCCACACCGGGGTACCGGCGACAAGCTGGCGAGGCTAAACTCTATCGCCGATATTGTGCGGTCAGAAATCTGTTGGGTGCCTCAGACCCGGTGGGCGGAGGAAGTAGTTGAGGAAGTGGCGGGGTTCCCGTTTATGGCGCACGATGATTTGGTTGACTCCACGGTGATGGCGCTGATGAGGTTCCGCCAAGGCGGATTTATTCGCTTGCCATCGGATGAGCCCGAGGACGTGCAGTATTTCAGATCACGCGGCAAGAACCGCTACTACTAAAGGAGCCGTCATGGCTACAAGCAACATGGGTAAAGGACTCTACCAAGCACCGTTGGGGTTGGAAGATTCTGACGTAGCGATAGAAATTGAGCTGGAAGGCCCGGAGATGGAGGTTGGCATCCTTGAGCTTCCCGATGGCGGAGTTGAAGTTAGTTTTGATGTTGAAGGGTTGGACGACGAAGAAGCAGACTTTGGCTCAAACCTTGCCGAGTACCTCGATGAAGGTACGCTTCAGAAGTTGTCGTCCGAGCTGCAAGGACTGATTGATGCCGACATCACAAGCCGCAAAGAGTGGGCGGATACATTTGTCAAGGGCTTGGAGGTGCTTGGGTTCAAGTACGAGGAACGTACAGAACCGTGGGACGGTGCATGCGGCGTGTATTCAACGGTGCTGGCCGAAGCTGCGATTCGGTTTCAAGCTGAGACGATGAGTGAGACCTTCCCCGCTGCGGGGCCGGTAAAAACCAAGATCCTTGGAAAAATTACTAAGGAGAAAGAGGAAGCGGCTGAGCGCGTGCGCGATGATATGAATTATCAGATCACAGAGCGCATGGTGGAGTACCGGAACGAGCATGAGCGGATGCTCTATAGCCTTGGGCTTGCGGGCTCCGCGTTCAAGAAAGTCTACTTTGATCCTAACCTTGGGCGGCAGGTATCGATCTATCTCCCCGCAGAAGATGTCATCGTGCCGTATGGCACGAGCCACATTGAGACCGCCGAGCGTATAACCCACGTGATGCGTAAGACCAAGAATGAGGTTGAGCGGCTGATTGATGCGGGGTTTTATCGTGACGTTGAGTTGGGCGAACCTGTGCAGTTTTTTTCAGACATCGAGAAAAAGAAAGCCGAAGAGGGTGGGTACACCCTGCAAGACGATGACCGTTACGCACTGTTGGAGGTGCACGCCAACCTGTGCATTGAGGGCGTAGACGACGAAGAAAACGAGCTTGCTAAACCGTACGTCATCACGATTGACAAGGGCACAGGCAAGGTGCTGGCCGTGCGCCGCAACTGGGAAGAAGATGACCCGCTTACGCTTAAACGCGATCACTTCGTGCACTACGTGTACGTCCCCGGGTTTGGGTTCTACGGTTTGGGGTTGATCCATATCATTGGTGGCTACGCACGCGCAGGCACGTCCATCATTCGTCAGCTTGTTGACGCTGGCACTCTTTCAAATCTCCCCGGGGGGCTCAAGTCCAGAGGTCTTCGTATCAAGGGCGATGACACGCCCATTCAGCCGGGTGAGTTCAGGGACGTGGACGTGCCCTCGGGCAGCGTCAAAGACAACATCATGACGCTCCCATACAAGGAGCCAAGTCAGACACTGCTTGCGCTACTTCAGCGGATTACTGAAGAAGGTCGACGCCTTGGCGCGATCAGCGACATGAATGTGTCGGATATGAGCGCCAACGCCCCGGTGGGCACGACATTGGCAATTCTTGAGCGGACCCTCAAGCCGATGGCAGCGGTGCAGGCCCGTGTGCACTACGCGATGAAGCAGGAGTTCAAGCTCCTGAAAACAATCATCGCAGACTACGCGCCGGAGGACTATCAGTACGAGCCGGATACCGGGCATATGCGTGCACGGAAACAGGATTACTCGATGGTGGATGTGATCCCCGTCAGTGACCCCAACAGCAGCACGATGGCGCAGCGCGTGGTGCAGTATCAAGCCGTCTTTCAGATGGCGCAGGCAGCGCCGCAGATTTATGACCTGCCACACCTGCATAGGCAGATGATCGAGACGCTGGGCATCAAGAACGCGGACAAGATTGTCCCGACGGCGGAAGATCGGAAACCCGTAGACCCCGTGTCCGAGAATATGGCTGCGCTGGTAGGCAAACCCCTCAAAGCGTTTATTTATCAGGACCACGACGCGCATATTGCGACGCATACGTCGTTTATGCAGGACCCGATGATTGCTGCCAGTATTGGTCAGAATCCGATGGCGCAGCAAATCATGGCAAGCCTGCAAGCGCACATTGCCGAGCACCTTGGGTTCTCATATCGCAAACAGATTGAAGAACGTCTGGGCGTGCCGTTGCCGCCGCCCGATGAACCGCTGCCGGAGAATATTGAGGTGCAGCTCTCAAGGCTGGTTGCGGATGCAGGCAAACAAGTGACTCAGGCTCACCAGCAGCAGGCGGCGCAGCAGCAAGCGCAGCAGCAGGCCGCAGATCCCCTGTTCCAGTTGGAGCAAGCCAAGGTGCAGATTGCCCAGCAGGAAGCCGCTGCCAAGATGCAGAAGGTGCAGGGTGAGTTGCAGTTAAAGGCTCAGGAGTTGCAGTTAAAAGCGCAGGCGGATGCAGGTAAAACGCAGGTAGATATGCAGGCAAACGCAGTTAAAACGCAGGCAGAAATGCAGGCGGCTACGCAACGGATGCAGCAGGAGGCGCAGGCTGAAATGTTGCGCCAGCGGCAGGAAGCAGATCGAGCGCAGATGAAGCTCCAGCGCGAGGCTCAGGAGTTCCAGCAAAAGATGCGACAGGCAGCAGAAATGCACGTGCTGAACTTGCAGGCGCAGGCAGAACGCAACCGGTTGCAAGCGGAAAGCGCAACCAAACGCAGGCAGAACGCAGGTAAACCGCCTGCCAAGAAGGATTGATCGTGGCTAAAACCGTCTTTGACGTGCTGATTCATAAATTTGAGGAGGATGTGGCCTCCTCAACACAGTTCTTGGTAGGCGGCGGGGCGAAGAGCTTTGACGACTATAAAGAAGTGGTAGGCAGGATTCGAGGTCTCCAGCTTGCCATTCAAACCACAAAAGACCTTTCGCGTTCTCAAATGGAAGCTGAAGATGAGTGAAACCCAGACCGCCGTAACCGACGAGGAGCTTGAGGCTCAGATGCCTAAACCTGTCGGGTATCGGTTGCTGATTGCGCTACCACAAGTTGAAGAAACATTCAATGAACTAGGTATCGTGAAGGCAGAACGAACTCGGTATGAAGAGCAGTTGATGACTGTGACCGGCGTGGTGCTTGATATGGGCGAACAAGCCTATGCTGACAAGGAGCGTTTTCCTAACGGGCCTTGGTGCAAGGTGGGGGACTTTGTAGTGTTCCGCGCCAACTCTGGTACGCGCATCCGGGTCAATGGTGTGGAGTACCGCCTGATGAATGACGATTCCGTCGAAGCAGTTGTGGCTGACCCGCGTGGCATCACGCGTGCGTAAGGAGATACATCATGCCTATGGAAAAAGTATCGTTTGAATTTCCCGATCCAGATCGGGATACAAGCCAAGATGTCAAGATAAAAGAGGACGGCTCTGCTGAAATCATTGTCGAAGGGCGTCGTGACCCGTTTGGGGATGTGCCAGACAGCAAACCTGAGAAGCCTGCGGAAGTAAAAGCCGAGGAGTCAGACGACGACATTGAGATTGAAGTCGTAGATGACACACCTAAAAAGGATCGGGGCCGTAAACCTTCAGCGCCGCCTGATGAGTTGACCGATGAAGAACTGGAGTCGTACTCAGAAAAGGTCAAACGCAGGCTTCAGCACTTCAGCAAGGGCTATCACGACCAGCGACGTGCGGCGGAAGCAGCCGCCCGCGAAAAAGCTGAATTGGAGGCTATGGCTGCAAGGCTTGTTGAAGAAAACAAGCGGCTTAAAGGCACCGTGTCTGAAAACCAGCAGGTGATGCTTGAGCAAGCCAAGAAAGTAGTAAAGCGAGAGCTTGACGAAGCCAAGTCCAAACTGAAGCAAGCCTTTGATGCTGGCGAATCCGAGGCGTTGGTAGCGGCACAGGAAGAACTGACGGCAGCAAAGCTCAAGTCAGATCGAATCAACAACCTAAAACTTCCTACTTTACAAGAGTCGGAAACTGAGGTACAAACTCAACCACCCGCCCCAGAAGTTGACCCCCGAGCCGTGCAGTGGCAGCAAGAAAACGCATGGTTTGGGCAAGACGATGAAATGACGAGCTTTGCTCTGGGGCTGCATCAAAAGCTCGTTAAACAGGGTATAAACCCTCGCTCTGATGACTACTACGAGAAAATAAATTCTCGTATGCGACAAGTCTTCCCCGAACAATTTAACGTTGAGGAAGACGAACAGGAAGAAGTCAAGCCACGCCGTAAGGCGAATGTCGTGGCCCCCGCGAGTCGTAGCGTTGCACCCCGAAAAATCACGCTTACAGAAACGCAGGTAGCACTGGCAAAACGGCTGGGCGTACCCCTGAATGAATACGCCAAACAGGTTGCACTTGAATTGAGGAAACAAAATGGCTGAGAACAGACTTAACCGAGACCTCGAAACCCGCGAAAAAACGGCCCGCAAACGTGCTTGGGTACGCCCGGAGACTCTTCCGTCGCCTACGCCGCAAGAGGGCTATGAGTATCGTTGGATTCGTGTGAGCACTCGTGGTGAACCTGATGCCATGAACGTTTCCATCAAATTCCGTGAAGGTTGGGAACCTGTCAAAGCATCTGATCACCCGGAAATCTTTGTATCGAACGTCGAGAACGAACGGTTCAAAGACAACATCCTGATTGGTGGTCTCTTGCTCTGCAAAGCCCCGGTTGAGATGGTAGAGGACCGCAACGAATTCTATTTGAATGAAGCTGCGTCTCAGGTCCGCTCTGTCGATAACCACCTCATGCGCGAGAATGATCCGAGGATGCCGCTCTTTTCCGAGCGTAAAACCAAGGTGACATTTGGGCGCGGTCAATAATTCAGGAGTCTTAAATGGCTTACCCCACGGTTGATAAGCCCTACGGGCTAAAGCCGATCAATCTGATCGGTGGGCAGGTGTTCGCCGGTTCTACGCGGATGTATAACATTACTTACGCGTACGCCACGGACATTTTTTATGGTGACTTCGTTGCGCTCGTTCGCGGCAATCTTGAGCGGATTAGCGTTTCGACCGGCACCGTTGGCACCCTTGTTGGTGTCTTTCTCGGTTGTTCGT